GACTTGATAATGACGTGTCCACACTCCAACGTGATAAACTTCACGTCGGGCTGTGTATCCGTCTCACCTTCAATCGTCTTTTCCGATTTGTGGACAGCGACAGCATTGCAGTCAGGGCACCTATCCCGAAGCCGAGTGATGTTATACTTCGGCGTCCGGATTACATGCTCGTCGAATGTCACTTCAACGTCAGCGCCGGACCTGATAGCATCGATGATGTAGGGGGACAGACTCAGATTGCTACAGGGGAGCGTGTTATCGCACCCTATTTCTTTCGCCTTACTCGCCCATATTGCATCGTGTGAGTGTCCTGGCGTCAATGCATGCGCTACTTCATGCAGTATCGTATTCACCACGTCCAGCGACGGATGGATGTCGATGTGATGCGCCGATAGTATGACACATTTATCCTTGTAGCTGCACAGCCCGAGGAATTTACTATCAGGATTCTGGTTCAGTCTGACTGACCATTCCTGTAGCCCATGCTTATTTAGTTCGTCCCGCAATCTCTGCGAGGCTTCCTGTCGCGTCATATATGCGTCCTTTCGGAGTAGGAAACTGTGAGAGAGATTACTTCGCCATCATTTCGGCGAGTAACTTTGCGGCATCATTCGCCGACAGGTTACGCTGAACCATCATCATGCGCGTTCCGACTGAATCCGTGCCATACTTCGCGCACGCATCCTTAAGCGCCTGACGTTCCGCCGCTGACGTGCCCTTACCAGCATTCGATTGTCCATTCGCCTTGACAGCCTTCGGCTTGACCGTCTTGACTACGGGCTGATAGGTGGCGTCTACTGACTTGAATTTGTCTCGCAGTTCAGGCGTCAGCTTACTGATACGCGCCTGCATGTTGGTCTGCCATTCTTTCGCAGACTTCTCAGCCTCCAATACGGCCTTACGAGCCTCGAATGCAACCTTCTGGAAGTGCTGCCACGTTTCGTTGCAGATACGCGTAATCTCGTATTCCTTCTGGCTGTCAGGAACCGAAGCATCGGCGTATACACGGCCCGATAGCTCGATAATCGAGACGGTATCCGCATTGAATATGTCAGCCTTCGATTCAATGACTGCGATGGTAGATGCTGCGATGGTAGATGATGCAGGAACTACGGCCGCTTCCTTATCCCTGCATTCCGCGCACATCATCATCCCATGCTGCATGACGCACTTGACTGCGACGTTATCGCAGCATTCGCAGTCAGCCTTCACCTCGCGTATTGAAGTGGACATTATCGCTTCCCCTTACGCGAAACTGACTTGACGCCAGTGACCGGAATAGATGCGACCGGAGTGAATCTCGGAGTGCGCGTAGTCCGTTGAAGTAGCGCAGGGTTAGAGTGCCAATTGCACTCACCTTTCCTGTTCGCCACGACATCCGTAGTCCAGCCCACCTCGATGTTAATCGGAAGCTTCTGGACACGCTTCACCCGCCTACAGACTGTGCAGTAGAACCTTTTCATGATTGTTTCCTGTCCTTTCGGAGTCAGATTGAAGGATATCCGAGAGACGTGAAGCGTAGGAATTGCGAGGAATACTGACACGTTACACGTCCTTTCGGATTGCATGTCATACTAGCGGAAATTACTAGTATGGGTCGGCCTGGTGCCGCGCCAATGGACACGATACCATAGGCGGGGGAGGCAGTGCAAGGGGGGCTAACCTGCCTGTTTGCAACGGGTTGCGAACGCCGACCGAATCGGTCGCCAATCCAATTCGGTCGGCGGGAGCGTTTCCGTTTTATATTCCTACTTGAGCCTATTCTCCATCCGGCTCATACACCTCAATCTCATCCGGCTCATCCGTGGGAGGCTCGAATTTACGCATTACCTCATACATGCGGTCCACTTGACCACGCTCATAGAATCCCAACGTCTCCATTCGCGCCAGTTTCGCGCGTGGAACCTCTGCGAATGTCTTAACACCTTCCTTATTCCTAATCTGAATGGCCTCGAAGATGTCCGCCCTCTCCTGCGCCGTATATGCGCTCCCTTCATTCTCCCTACACTCCACGCACTTAGGCTGATCATCCTGAAGCGCGCGTTCGTCGAGCCTGAATACTTCTCCGCATTCCCAGCATACACTCATCTTGCCCGGCAGAATGTGAGCCAGCCCAATATGGATGAAGTATGAGCATCCATCGAGGGTGCAACGCCATGTTTTCTTGTTGTTGAGCATGAGCCGATGCGCGTGTTTAGCCATTACTTCTCTCCCTGTTAGAGTTTCGTAGAAAACTCACATACTCACAATGTCTGACTCCGAGGTTCCGGCTCATATTTGAGCAAAATCGGCCTCCGGTGTGTCTGTGTGTGTCTGTGTGTGTCTAGCCTATCATGGCCGTCAAGTGACCTGAAAAGAGGACACCTCGAAACGGATGGAAAAGGAAAAATTAATTAATTAAAAAAAAAAACAAAAAAAAAAAAAAAGAACTTAACTTTTCCTTTTTCGTCGTCGTTTCGTCGTGTCCTATTTCGAGGACGATTAGTGCCCGGTAGGGGGAGGACACACACACACACACGCACACACCCAAAAATTCCGCTAGTAATTTCCTCTCGTAAAATTAGATATCACGCACAGGAATTATGGAGCACACGCACAGGAATGGACGCACAGGATGAATTGCTCATACGTTCACAGTCGTATATTCACGTCCATACATGTAGGCGGATACTCTCCCCCAGTATACTAGTGCTTTAGTCGTAGGCGCCTAGTGCTTTGGTCGTATTGAGTCGCCATGTGGCAGGAAATGTGAGCCGGCGGGCATGATGAGCCGATATCTGGCAGATAATATGAGCCTCGGACTATCAGGGCTCCAGGTCGGCACCAGGTGGCGGCATATCTACATGCGAATGTAGGTGGGAAAAGGAAAAGGCCCGTTACCCAATGAAGGATAACGGGCCTATGTGGAGCCGGTGAGAGTCGGCTACGTCGTTAGCGGTTCCCCTGCCATGCAAGGCAAGCAATGGCGATGACTAACAGGCATGCGGTAAACACGGCTATCAATTGGAGCCGTAGGGGGACGATGTGAACGCCATGCGCCGCGATGCATGCATGCGTGTGTAGTGCTCACCATGACGTGCTCCGAGGTAGGGCCTGAATCTACCTGTCTGCTGCTGCCACGCCATGACTTCGCTGTAGCTGAACAGTGAAGTCATGGCGTGGCGTGCCAGCATGCGCGCGTAGATGTAGGCCGCATCGCTGTAGCCATTGGCGATGCAGTGCTCGACTGCATGCACCAGTGACAGTGATGCGAGACTGGATATAGCCGCTCGCATGCCAATACGAGAGTCAAATCCGTCACTCATCGGTTCCCCCGCGTGAAAGACATGCGGTTAAACCCGATGTTGAAGGATGTTGAGCCGTCAGCCTCAATTGCCTGAACCGTGACGCCAGACACGTAGTGAACCTGCGTCAGATAGTGGGCGTATGCCGTGGCATCGTGTCCGTTCGCAAATGTCTTACTCCGCGTCTCGTTGCGAACTAGGAATGTCACGCGGTAGTTTTCATTGGCAGTCTGCATTTTAGTCTCCGTTAGTGTGTTTCCGTTTCGTCCTACATGGACTCGACAGGCCAGCTAGAAGCTGACGACGGAACCGAACGGACCATGTAGGCCCGTTCGGTATGCGTGTTACTCAGCCCACTTCAGGCCCAATGCATTCGCGGCCTTTTCGCGTGCGACAGACTTGGACGAACCTGCCGACTCGAAAATTTTCGCCATTTCGCGGAGCTTGAGCTGATCGTCATTCTCCAGCGTCGGCTTTTTGATACCCGCGAGGTTCAGGGCGGCCAGCATGCCTTTCTGACGTTCGTTCGCCTTGTTCGTGGCGTTCACGAACTCGACAATTTCCTTTTCCTTCGGCTCATCTTTCGCTGCCACCATCGCGGCATGCGTCAGATACTTGAGATATGAGGTCCGATACTTGATGGGATTCGCCAGTTTCGTGCCGTAGGCGTTCAGCATCTCCCCTTCAAACCACACGCGTTCGACACCTTCCGGCAATACCTCCGTCGTGGCGTCAGCGGTGGCGGTTTCGGTTTCGGTCGTTTCGACGTTCGTGTCAGTGCTCATATCGTTACTTCCCCTGAATGTCCGGCCCGTAAATGAGCCGGAACCTTGCGCCGCGCTATCCGTTCAGCCGCGGCAATCTGGCGTCTATCCGTTAGCGGCTCTAGGCGTCTCACGACGTTGCAGCGGTTAAAAGGAATCGACGAATCACCAGCATACACCGTCCGTCAATAGGGCCATGCAAGCGGCCGGCTCCCCGGCTCCCGGCTCCCCGCTGGCGGTTCCGGCCGATCCGTTTGCGACCCTGAACGCCGGTTTCAGCGGCTCTAGGTGAGACGAACGGACCCCGACTCGACTGTGACTACAGCCAGATAGACCACCGCGCCTAGAGCCTGCCAGCGGTTCTGCCCATCGAGGTAGCGTGGCACCAGGTATCACCTACATATGTAGTAGCAAAGTGACCCTAGCATCATGGCGTTATGTCAAGCGACGTAACGCTTGACACGCGGTCGTGCGTCGAGGTAAGGCGGCTCCAGGTGGGCGGCTCCAGGTAGGGCCAGGTTCACACGCGCGCACGTTATGTCAAGCAACGTAATGCGGACACGTTCAGGAAATTTTGGGCGCGTCAAGCTTTTTTTTTCTTTCGTTCCTTAATGCGAACAGTCTCATTAACGCGGTGGTCATACCACTTTGCATCGCCAAGTGGTCATACCACTGGGGGTATACCCATGTCAAGTGGTCATACCACTTTCGAGTCAAGGCGGCTGCGTACAATCGCATTATGGGAGGTAGATATATTCTAGGAAAAAAATCGCATGTTGTATTAAAAAAAGATAGGGAGGTAAATATATTCCGGGAAAAAATAAAAATTTACATCTAGAAAAGATAGAGTCTCATACTTTAGTATCATACTATAGGATTGGGTCCCATACCTCGATTCGCCTAAACCCCACGGAATCAACGAGTTAGGTGGGCTTGACAATTCGATTCAGATGTGTTAGAGTGTCACCGACCCCGGAGAAGATTGGGTCAGGATTACTATCTTAGGTGTGTATCATGCCCATAGGATTAGTTTCAGATTCAGACTTCCTCAAGGAATTGGGTCGTACATCCCCTGGTGGAGCTGTTGTATCTACGCGCACTCCTGAATTAGTTCCATCTACATCTACTGAACCTCCTACACATCCAGTAATTGAAGGTGTAGTGGAGGACACGCACTCCGCGGGTAGATCGAAGGGGGACACGAATATTCCCGAGTCACTTCGCAAACTAATCGGGGAAGAAGCGGTCATCAATGGTAGAGCATCCGCGTTGAGTTTAGCGAAGGATGTAGGTGTATCTCCCTCATCCGTGAGTGCGTATGCGAAGGGCGCCACCTCCACATCGAGCATCAACACGCCAGTACAGAGTCTCATCGGACATCTGAATAAGAGTAGAACGCGAGCAGTGAAGCGCGCATCAAATACTCTCAATGCTGCGTTAGGTGCTATCACTCAAGAGAAACTAGACTACGCGGATGTGAAGGATCTATCTACCATCGCTAAGGATATGTCCGTCATCATTAAGAACCTCGAACCTCCTCCTGCTCCAGTCATTATGGAGAGTGAACATAAGACTCCTCAATTCGTAATCTTCGCTCCACAGTTCCGTAAGGAAGAATCATTCGATGTCATCACTGTGAATGAATAGTGTCTCATGTATCTGTGCGTCCGCCGGAGGCGGGTCCAGGAATACTGTGAATGAATCATGAAAGTATTGGTGGCATGTGAGTTCTCGGGTAGAGTCTCATCACTCCTCCGGGATATAGGATGTGACGCATATTCTTGTGATCTCCTTCCTACTGAATCTACAGTATATAGGAAGTTTCACATTCAAGACGATGTGCTGTCAATCATAAATCATGGATGGGACATGATGCTCGCATTCCCTCCATGCACTCACTTATCAATCTCAGGGGCGAGATACTTCGAGCGAAAGAGAGTCAGACAAGAGGAAGCGCTACAGTTCGTAAAGGAATTGTGGAACGCACCGATTCCATTCATCTGTATTGAGAATCCTGTGTCTGTCATTAGCACGAGAATGAGGAAGCCACACCAGATTATTCAACCCTACCAGTTCGGAGATGATGCATCCAAAGCTACGTATCTATGGTTGAAGGGACTTCCGAAATTGAAGATTCCTCCCGAGGATACATGGATTGCACCCCGGATAGTAGATGGGAAGAAGCGGTGGGCCTCTCAGTTAGATTCAGGACAGAGTAGACATACGAATATTACCTCTCGCGCAATGAAGCGATCGCGTACATATCCAGGGATAGCACATGCGATGGCTACTCAGTGGGGTATGTTGAAGTTTAGTGGTGACAGTGAAGCGCAGCCGTGGTTCACACGTCACTCAGATTCAAGTGCGTGTAGAACACAGGAGATATAGATGTCACTCTCAGCGATTCATACCGATCCGCTCCGTCCTGTACTGAAAGCTGGTACACCTCCATCATTAACTACAGGAGAGCAGAGGGATTACATCTGGCGTATCCTCGAACTGTGCTGTTCAGATTCACGGTTCGCAGAGAAGGCATACGACGCCATCCTGTTAGTATTAGCAGGTGGAGTCGATCCAGTTCCACCCGAACCAGAGTTACCGAATCCTGTCATCACATCATTAGTTCCCAACACCGCAACAGTAGGTGCCCCCGATTTTGTGTTATCAGTTCATGGAACAGGATTCACTGCGACATCAGTCATTTTCATCAATGGTATCGCAGCATCTCCGACTACATATGTGTCAGCTACAGAACTGACGACTCCTGTAGACATGGGATTAGTTCTGAATCCTGTAGTGGCGCCAATCACTGTGGTCGATGGTTCAGTTACATCTGCATCGATGGACTTCACTGTAGTCGCTGCGCCCCCACCTGAACTCCTTTCTACTAAGAAGGGAAAGTAGATGCCAACAGAACTTCTCTCACCCGGTCCACCTACTCTCTTAAAGAGTGGAGTGGCATATGCACTCCCGGCTGTGGAAGTCATGGTCTTTTCAGATAGTGCTGCCACACTGTCAGTGTCCAACACGCTGGCATTCACTTCTAGTGCGGCATTAACTCTAGTCGGTGGAGTCGCACAAGTAGCAGGTGGTGGATTCATTAAGGCTTCAGCAGATTCAATCATCACAGTCAAGCGTGATTAATCATTTCAACGGAGGTATATGACTCTACGCGCACTCACTATCGTCGCGCTATTCACTGGGATCAGTTTAGTTGGGGCGTGCAGTGACACGAATATTATTATTCCTACTTCTCCTTCTAATCTCCCTGTCACCACTGGTTCTCCTCTACCTAATGCACCTGTAGTTCAGACGCATAAGATTGAGTTCCGCGTTACAGGGAATGCGCTCGGAGCGCGCATCAGGTACAACAACTCGAATGATGGAACGGCTCAGGTTACTACGACGCTACCATTCGTATTCAATCTGACTACGAATCAGCAGTCGATGTTCCTGAGTATTGATGCGACACCGACATCGTATCCATTCCTGTTGTTTCCGTTCATGTCAGTCCAGATCTTCGTGAATGGCCTCCTGTTCCGTGAAGCATCATCGGCAGATTTCCTCCTCTCAACGATTACCGCGTCAGGAACCTGGAGACAGTAACATGGGATTATTTGGCGCGATTGGTAAGGCAATTAAAGCACCGGCGAAACCTCTCAATAAAATGATGGGTGCATTACCCGGTGGGAACTCTGCTAATAAAATGATGGGGAAAGCGTTACCCGGATTAGGTATCGGTCCATCGCCTAAAGCTACTCCACCCCAGGCTAGTAATCCGTGGGCTGCTGCCGCACAGGGTGCAGGACAGATTGGTGGACAGCTAGGTGGCGGTAATATGGAAAGGCCACCACAACCTATTCCTGAAATGCAGCCCATGCAAGCACCAGCAGGTCCTCCGCCTCAAGGATTTCAGTCTAGCCCAATGCCTCAACCAATGCAAGGTGGAGATATTGGACAGGCACAGCCCGGTCCTATGAGTGCATCACCAATGGGGCCTAGGATTGATGGAGGAATGGATGGACAGCTTCGTCCCCTAAATGGTAGAATGAATGGCGGGGGAGGAATGTTGGGACGCGCAATGATGGGACGTGGCGCGCGTAGACCACAACAGATGATGTAGTATGTCCCACCTAATTATGTGCCGCGGACTACCTGCGAGTGGTAAGACGACGTGGGCACATGCTCAACTCAATTCAACTGTAGTAGATTCAGATGACATCCGAGCGCGTATGGGTGGCTTCGCTCCTGAGACTGAACGACTCGTACAGGTTGAGAAATTATCACAGATTCGACGCGCACTCATACAGGGACAGACAGTAATTAGCTCAGATCCGAATCTTCAACCTAAATACGAGTCAGAGCTACGCAGACTGGCTCGTAGGTGCAAGGCGACATTCGAGGTCAGATACTTCGACACACCTGTAGAGGAATGTATACGACGGGATTCACTGAGAACACGTAAAGTGGGAGCCGATGTAATACGAAGGCTAAGTAAAGATGAGTAGAAACCCAAATGAATGGCGCCCAGAACCGAAGCAGGAACTATTTCTTTCAGTACCTACTTCAGTTAAGGAAGCATTCTACGGAGGTGGTGCTGGTTCGGGGAAATCTGATGTACTGTTACTATACGGTATCGTCCATCGATGGCATGAACATCCCAAATTTAAACAAGTGTTTATGCGTCGTACTTTCCCTGAACTGAGAAACGAGATTATTCCCCGGAGTAGAGAGTTATACAGGAGATTTGGAGCTACACTCAATAAAACAGAGATGTGCTGGACATTCCCACGCGAAGATCAGTATGGAACGGGCACATCTACTAAACTTGGTCCATCAAATGAAGGATCGATGATTTTTCTAGGACATTGTGAGAATGAAGATGATGTGCACAAATACGACTCAATGCAGATTAATTTGTTTACTCCTGACGAACTCACTTCCATTACAGAATGGATCTATCTCTATATCGGATTTCAGAGAGTTAGATCACCTGTGCCGGAACTTCCTGCTATTATCCGCGCAGCAGGGATGCCCGGTGGTATTGGACATACTTGGACGTACAAGCGATTTATCAAGCCAGCTCCAAAGGGCGGCAAACTCATCGTGGGTCGGGGAGGTAATAAACGAATCTACATCCACTCAACCCTAGAAGATAATAAGCACATCGATCCGACCTATAAGCAATCACTACAAGGTATTACTATCGAGGCGGAGCGCAAAGCCAAATTATTAGGCGATTGGGAAGCGTATCAGGGACAGGTATTCGACGAATTCAGAGACAGGAAGTTTGAGGATGAGCCAGCTAACGCAATTCATGTAATTCCGCCCTTTGAGATTCCTAAATGGTGGCCTCGCATCGTAGTAGGCGACTGGGGATTTCGGGCAATGACATGGATTGGATACGGTGCAGTATCTCCTTCCCGTCGTTTGTACATTTATCGCGAGCAACACTGGGTTAAGACGAAGATAGCGGAGTGGGCACCTCATGTTAAAGCGTACATCGATAAGGAAAATCCGCGTCTTGTACGTTTCTGCAAATCCGCGGGGCAGGATCGTGGGCAGGAGCATACGATCCAGCAGCAAATTGAGGATGAACTCCAAGTACCGATAGAATTGTCGAATAATACTCCGGGTAGTCGAGTAGCTGGTAAGATGCTGATCCATGAATACCTGAGATGGCATCCAAAACTCATCAATCGGGAGGAATTACCCGAATATGATGAGGAATACGCGATGTGGATTATGCGGAATCGAGGGCTAGTCGAGTATAAAGCCTATATGGGATCGTTCAATCCTCCACAGGATGAGGATAATATCCCAAAATTACAGATTTTCGAGGGCGCGTGTCCCATTCTAGTCGAATCCATTAAGGCATGTAGCTACGATAAGCCGAAAGAGAATAAGATTGTGGAAGATATTATGGAATTCGATGGAGATGACCCCATCGATGGACTTCGCTACATGGTGGATGCTGCTGAATCCTACTTCGATGAATCT